CCCGACCTCTTCTGCCTTGCGCTTCGCAATGATCTCATCCTTCCGGTCAACCAGCCCGAGGACGCCGCAAATCTGTTCGGTCACGGTGTCCGCGTCAAGGTACTGCGCCGCTTGGAGGATGTTCTGCAATTCCTCTGTCTGGTTGATGATCGTGTCCCGCCGGAACGTCGGCATTTCGTCCACGCCAGCCAGCGCGAGAATGCCGCCGAGGAAGTCAAGGACACAGCCTTCAAACTGCGATGCCTTTTCGTTCAGGGGTTCATACGCCGCGCGAATCTGCGTCGCCGTCGCCGACCCGGACGCGATCTCCTTGACGTCGAGAGCCATGAAGTCATCGAATAGACGCCGCCGGAGCTGGTCAAGGGTCTCTTTCGATGCCTCGAACGGTACCTCGACCGTCTCATGCTCCACGCCCACGCCGTCGTCACCGTTCGCATGGGCCACATGCGTCCGATGGAGCTGTGCAAGGAACGCCGCGTCGTCCTCTTCGTCCATCGCGTTTGCGTTTTTGAGGACCCAGTAGATCAGATTTCCCTCGTCGGTGTTGTTGACCATGCCGGAGATCATCAAATCATACGCGTCAATAGTCTCGCGTCCGCCGACAAGCTCAGACTGTCGCCCCGTGTTGTACAGCGGCACAATCGGGATGACAGCCGGGTTGCCGCCCTCGCGGTACTCCGTTCCCGTCGCCTCGGATTCCTCGCGGATGCGGCGGTAGCTGTGTTTCGGCGTAAGGATTCGGATTTCCTCGCCGTCCTCGCGGATGTAGTCCGTGATCCCGTCCGGCTCGTAGAGCGTCACCCGAAGCGGGGATCTGGCGTTGAGCTGCCAGAAGCGGATGCCCGCCATCAGTCCCCCGGTCTCCTCGTCGTCGAGAGGACAAAAGGAGGGCGCATAAGGACCACCATAGATCGGGAACACCTCGAGATGATCCTCGTTCCAGAAGCCGTAGGACACCCCGGCGTTCAGCGCTTCCGTCGCCGCCCGCATGACCCTCACGTCGAAGTCCTTACCGAGGGCCGCGTCCTTGTCCGCCAGCTTCGAGAACAGTACGCCGTTGCCGAGGAGGAAGGACACCTCCTGCGTCACGAAATAATAGTAGAACCGGGATGCGATCTTGTGATTCGGCTTCCAGATGTCCGGCGTGGCCTGCCCCATGAGGTTATAGACCATCTTCTGCGCCCGCATGATTGTCGGGTTCTGGTGCCGATAGTAGGCGTCCGCATCCCGCGCAATCCGCCAGAGATCGGACGCCTGAAACTGCGAAATCGCGCCGAGAATGAACTCCCCGCGGTCGCGGTTGTTCTCGCCGACGGCGATCAAGTCCTGATAAGTTCTCATTTACACCCCCGCGTCATGCAGACCATAGGTCATTGGAGGACGCCTGCCCGAAGACCTTGATGATGTAGGTGCCATCCGTGCCGCCCGCCGCCGTCGCGAGGTCTGTGCCTTTGATCGTGCAGGCCTTCGACGTATTCGCCGCAAGCGTCGTGCCGCTCATATTCGTCGATCCGCCAGTCGTGGGAATCTGCGTGCCTGCATCATGGGCAGAGTTGTTCGCCGGAACCAGCCGCACCGTCCATGCTTTCAGCGCCATCGAGGACTGGAAGGAGAAGGACGCCGTGTCCTTGCCGGACTGCTCGGAGATCACGGAGACATCCGGCCCGGTGATCGTGATGGTCGGAATCGCGGTGGACAGCGTGATCGTGTCGGAAGACGCAGAGGATTCATTATAGACCGCGTCGCGGACTTTGACATAGACCGTCTTCGTGCCGTCGCCCGAGGTCAGCGTCACGGATTTTGACGCCGCGAAGGTCTCCCACGTCGCCGCCGATTCCGTCGCCACACCGTCGATGCCCCAGATCTTCATAGACGCCGGATCGCCGGACGCCGTAATCTTCAGCGTGACGTTGCGGCTCGTGGTAACGCTTGCGCCGTCGTTGATCGTGAATGCGGATATTGTCGGCGCAAGGGTATCAAGCGTCAGATTGAAATAAGAAGCCATATTATAGTACCTCTTTCGTGATTATTCGTTCGGCGCGGTACTGATCGGCGCGGTGTCTGGCTTGTCGGCCTTCCTCACCGTGATGTTGAAACGGTAGACCTCGAAGACGTCCTCGCCCTTGAAAATTCGCGTCTCCGCGATGCCCGACCGCGCGCCGAGGGACGCCTCCGCGGGAATCTTATAGCTCACGACGCTATCGACAATGGCCGTCGGGACATACTGCCGCCGCGTGCCGAACGTCAGATGTGTCTGCACCGTGAAGCCCTCAAAATCGAACGGCTCCCCGGTCTCCCTGCTCTTGCAGGTGATATTGATATACCGCGTTGTCGCCTCTCGCAGTTCAAGCGACTGCTCCGTGATCGTCTCAATGACCGACACGCCAGATCACCTCCGTGACTGTAATGACATCCACGCCTACCGCCTCCGTCTGCGGAATAGCCGCATCCCCGGAGAACGCCGTCGCGATGTGTGATTCTGCCGCCTCGGCAGTCTTGATGTTTGCAAACGCGCGGTCGGTGTCCCCGATCTGCGCGTCGAATTCCGTCGTGAACTCCAGCGGCGTTCCGCGCCAGAGCGTCAGATAAAACCATGATCTTCCGTTCTCGTCCATGCGCCCCTCCTTATTCCGACCACACGCCGCCCGTGGACTGCCCATAGACGGTGATGGTGTAAACCCCGTCGCCGTTGGTCAGCTCCTCGTTCTCAACGTAGATCGTCGCGTTTGTATTCGCCGCCAGCGCGCCGCCGGATTCTACCAGAAGCCCGACACCCCGCGCCGGAGTGACCCCCGCCTTCGTCGCCCGCGCCTCCCACTGAGACAGAGCGAGGTCGGACGTGAACGTGCAGACGCATTGATCGTGACCTGTGACGGAAGAAATTACCTGCACATTCGGCGTGCCGACGGTGATGACAGGAGGATTCCCGCCGCTCGACGTGACGGTGATCGTGTGATTCGCCGAGACGTTGGCGATCGTGTAGACATAGCCGCTGACTTCATAAGTCACCGACCATGTCGCGCCGCTCATAAGCCCGCCGTAGACGCCAATCGTGTGCCGGATCTTTGCGCTCTGCAGCTCGTCCCGCGTCCACGTACCCGGAGACATCGTGTAAACCTTGTCCGTCGTGGAATCCGTCATGTTTGTCGCGGAGCCTTTTGCCGTTGACCCGGAATAACATTGCACCTGTGAGATTTCCCGGCTTTCGGACGTGCTTTCGCAATGCCCCTTGACCGTGACGCTGACGCTCTGGATCGTCGCACCCGCAGGAATAGCGGAGAAGTTGAAAAAGTAGTCAATCCACGTCGAGCCGGAACCGCCCTGCGACGTTGAGAAATAGTCATTCCCCGACCGGTTCGCCGTGTCGGAGCCTTTGCCGATAGTGCCTTGGTAGTTCGTGCCGTTGATCGATCCGCCTGTATCGTATGATCCCGGCACCGCCGATTCAGAACCGGACAGGCCGCCGACAAACTGCGCCGTCACATCCGCGCCGTTATCCGTGACCGCGATGCCGGTCAGCGTATCGGCGATGATCTCCACATCTTCCCCGGCTTCGGGAGAGGAATTACTTGCCGTCACCGTCGCCGACGTGCTGTTCGTGATCGTGATGTCATACGCCGCGATGGTATATGTGACTGTGATCGTCGCGCCGTAGAAGTAAATATACTTCGTCTGAGACGACGACGAACCTGTTCCACCGATCCGAAGCCGCAGGTCGTTCAGGTTTGCCCGCGTCCATCCCGTGCCCGGGGACAGCGTTACCGTGTTTCCCGCTGTGGTGCTGGCAAAAGTCACGTTAGAGCCTTTCGCCGTCGTCCCCGTGTAAAGCTGGCAGACCGTATTCGTCACGCGGGTCGTGTTGCTCACGCGCACAGTCACGGTGCCGGTGATGCTCGTGATCGTTGCGCCAGCCGGGATTTCGGACGTATCGAAAGTATAATACAGATAGCCCGTCGTGCTCGTCTGCATCGAAATGCGCGCCGAGTTGGATGTATCGCCGCTGCCCTTGTAACCGTTCTCCGGCTTGTATCTTTCATTTGTGGTCAGCGTAACGCCGGTGTTGCCTGTATAGCCAGAAGGGATAAGTGTGACTGTTCTCGTGACCGTTGCCATTTACTCACCCCCTCCGTGCTTGACCTTGTGCCGCAAGATGGTATTCGCGAAATAGCGTATATCATCCATCGCGTGGTCATTCTCTTTGATAACCTTGTCCTCGGTGCTTTTCTCGTCCCAGCGGTACAGGCCGAATTCGGCGATGGCGTCACGGCAGTCCCGGTGAATCTTGATATTCCCCGACCGCAGATATTCCGCCGTCCGCCGGATGCCGTCCAAGACTTCGTTGTTTGCCTGAATGACCGTGAACCCACGCTTCCGGAGCGCCGCAATGAAGGACGCCGCCGACGGGTCGACGATGACCCGCTTGATCTTGCGGTCGCCCGCCAGCTTCACGACCTCGTCGCAGTATTCCTCGTCGGTCCGCTGAACGAATGTCGCCCGCCCGGAATGATAATACTCCGCAATACGCACCGCTCTCGCGCCCGAGAGGCACCATAATCCAGCCGAGAACGGGTTCATGGTGCCATAGTCGATGGAGATGTAGAACTCGCCGTCAGATGGCTTCTCGTCGGTGATATTGTCCTCTCCGAAGTCATAGACCAGCCCTTCGGCAAGGCACCATTCCCCGAGGATGTACCGCCGATAGAAGACGCCCGTGTACATGGATTCATACCGCGCGATCACGTCCGCCGTCAGGCCGGGATTGTCGTCGAGGTCAAAATGCAGGTGCAGCGCGTTGTGTTCCGCGGCCTTCTGAATCCACTCGGTATAAAACCAGTGCGACGGCGGGCCGGGGTTGCAGTTGAACCACAGCCGCGAACCGGAGACGGAGCACCGCGCGAGGGCCTGTTCGACGAACGAACGCGGCATAAGCGCGACCTCATCCAGAAGCACCCCAGCCAGCGTCCGGCCTTGGATCAGCATGAAGGAGCTTTCATCCCTGCCGCCGAATACCTCGAACCAGTTCACCCGGGAGCCGCGCCGGACTTCGAGCACCTTGTCCGACCGCCGCCATTTCAGCGAATACCGCTCCTTCGCCCAGCCAGTGTTTAGATATGGCGAGATCAGATTTTTCACGCACGAATCGACGGTCTTTCCGCACAGCCCGAACCGCTGACCGCTGAACTCCCGCATCGCCCAATCGATAAACGACACGGTCATGATGGAGGTCTTGCCCGAGCGGATGGCGCCGTCTGCGATGATCGCGTCAAAGTGCGTGAACGGGAAGACGAGGATTTTTCGCTGCTTCTCACTCAGCGGCATCTTCCGCCTCCATCTTCGCCGCCTCTTCCCGGAGCGCGGCGGTCAGGGCGTCGTCGGCGGTGGCTGTCTCAGGTTCCGTGATGACCTGCGGATTGTCTGTCTGCCCGAGGTAGTTCTTCCCGAGGAAAATAGCCATCGCCGCCGATTTCTTCGATAGTTCAAGCTGATTCTTCCGCACCGCCACTTTCAAGGCCATCGCCCCGTTTTTTACCCGGAACTCTTGAAAAGTGCATCCGAACTCCCGCTTGCACCAACGGGACACCGTGTCGATGTTGGCTGGCTTCCCGTCCTCTTCCCGGAAAACCCAGCAGATTTCATCCGCGCCGCACCCGAGGCCGATCAGATCGACAAAGAGTTTCCGGTTGTATTCCTTTTTCGGCCTTCCGGTTTTTGCGATAAGATCACTCCCTTAACGCCCATTTCCGCCCAAGATACACGAAAGGCGTATCAAGCAAACCTGCGATAATTTCCACAACGCAGGTGCAAGCCGCAATAGACGCGCACGTCGCCGCGTCGTAGATGCCCCAGAACGCGCCAAAAATCATGACGAAATTTTCGAGGCAGTTGCAGACAATCGTGCAGACATTGTTTCTCAGCCAAAGGTTTTTTGTCGAATGCTTGCGGAACCGCTCAAACAGCCATACGTCGCAGAGGTTCGAGAGGAAGAAGCATACAACGCTCGCCGTCGTTGTTCTGGCAGAAAACGTGATAATCTCCTTCAACGGCCCGTCCACAAAATCAAATTCGTTCGGCAATGTCGCGTTGACGATAAAGCCGAACAGGATAAAACCAATGGCGGCAATCAGCCCGCCATAAACTGCTTTCTTCGACGCCTCTTTACCGTACACCTCGGAGATAATATCCGTGCAGAGATAGGTCGAGGAAAAAAGGATATTCCCCAGCGTGACATCAAGCCCGAACATTCTGACCTGCTTCGTGACCGCGATATTGGCAAGAATGACGCTGACAGCCACCCACGCCATCAGCCCGCTTTTGCCGAACTTTTTTGCCACAAGGGCAACGCCGAAATAGGAGACAAGGGCCGCGCCGAAGAACAATAATTCATTCATGATGATACCACCTTAATTTTTTTATAGCTGGTTTTGGATAACAGCTTGATTATAAATGCGTGTCCGCATATTTCTGGAATTTAATCCATTCCGTATAGTTATGAAGCGCCGCCGCTTTTGAATTGCCGATCCTGTGTCCGGGCGGAGCCGTCCGCTTCTGCATGGTCGTTCCGTCGAAATAATACAGATAACCGAACCGGTTCCCCGTCGTCCACGCCGTAGAATCCACGCTGTCGAAATGATATTCCCTCAGCTGCTTCAGTTTCGTGTAGCCGAGCCCGTGGATTTTTGCGTTGTGTCTGTGCGCGGTTGATATGAACCACGGAATGTATTTTTCCGCGCTTGCGCTCCATTCTCCGCCCACTATTCCGCCAAGAGCGACATAAGGATATTCCTCACAGCAACGGATAAAATCGTCCTTGCCGCGCGTTGAATGCCAAACGGGAATAGGCTGTCGATTTGTGAGCCGTTCGAGCGTGCGCCTGTATTCTTTGACTTTTTCATAGCCGACGCACACATCGACGTCTAACTCGAAATATTTCTCAACCTTGTTTCGGTTGATGAAATCCGCGTAGCGTTCTATGTATTCCTCGAAATTCGTGTTCCCTTGATTGTTGCGGAAATCGAATCCGCCCATGAACGTGAACGCGCCGCTGTCTAACAAAAAATCGCCGTAGTAGGGGATCAGGCGTTCGGTGTCGGAATCGGCGTAATAGAACGATTCCAGAATATATGGTTTGTGCTCGCGGATAATTGGGTCGTACCCCCCCCCCCGCTCCGCCACGGGGCGACCCCTGCCAAGAATAACTGCATGAATCTCCGGCTGTGCGCTTTTCACCATTCCCGCGAGGTAAATCTTCACCTTGCGTCAGCCTCTCTCTCTCTCTCTCTCTCTCTCTCTACATGAACAGTCTGTAACAAGGCTGTCACCATCGGATGGAGATAATTCATCCCCGCGAGAAATACCTGCATATCCCTCCAAAATCCAATGCCGGGATTCTACCCCAGCCAGAAACATTTTCACGGCGTGAACCATTCACCGCAATGCGGACACTTGATCTGTTTCTGCTCTTCGTCCTTCGGCTTTTCTTCGGCTGGCGCGAACAGATCATCCAGCGCGTCGGTGTCAACGGCGTTTTCGGTGAACCCGAACTCGCTCATGTCGAACTCCGCTTCCAGCTCGTTCAGCTCTTCCTCGAGCGCGGCGAAATCCCACCCGGATTCGTTCGTCTTGTTGTCCGCAAGCCGCAGGGCCTTGATCTGCTCGTCCGTCAGATCATCCGCCCGGACGCATGGAACGGTTTCAAGCCCCAGCTTTTTCGCCGCCAGAAGCCGCCCGTGTCCGATGACGAGAACGCCGTCCCGGTCAATGACCAGCGGCTGGCGGAAACCGAACTCCCTGATGCTGTTTGCGATGTGGTCGACCTGCTCGTCCGGATGCTTTTTGGCATTGCGGGAATACGGTTTCAGCGCGTCCACGGGAAGGTATTCGATCCGCAGTTCTTCCATAAAATCCTCCTGAATTGAGATAGATGCCCCGTCCGGGAATCGAACCCGGAGACCGCGCGAAAGGAAGGAAAAAGCACGCCGCCACCCGCCGGGGCTGGCAACCGGAATTTCACCGGGGAGACGTTCACGCGGGAACAAGTGCGCCCGTCCGCGCCGAAAAACCCACGCGCCGCCCTGCCGCTTTTACGCCCGCGGCATGGAAAGGAGGGGACAGGAGGCGGAAAACAAACCACCCGCCCACACCTATTATATCACAATGTGCCTTATAATGTCAAATCGGGGTCATGACCGTTCATGAGCACCGCGAAGAAATCGTCCTTGATGTCGCCGAGCACCATCTCCGCCTCTCCGAGGGGAATGTCCCGCTGTTCCTTGACGCCCCGCGCGATCAGCACCTTCCGCGCGTAATGCTCGGCGGACGCGACGACGCACTCCATCAGGGTATCATAATACCCGACCAGCTCCCCCATCGGTGCCCGCGCCTTCCAGCCGTCCGGGAGCGGGACGATGAAATACCCATGCGGCAGATCAATCTTCGGCAGTTTCATCTTTCAATCTCCGTTCTATCTGGTAGTTATATGTGTCATAATCCCGGTCATATCCGACAAGCCCGCGCCCTGTCTTTTGCGTCACGGCCCACACCCGACCGACCGTGACCCCCACGAATTCGGCGGCACCGTGGACGTCGCCCTCGAAGACCACATCGCCTGGGACGAGCGTGTCGTCGCGGATGAAGTAGACGTTCCGGACGGTGAAGGTGTAGGCCGAATGCCGCCCCTGATGCCCCTGATAGATGCCGTCGCGCCGCTTCTTATACTCGTAGTATTCGCGGTTTCGCTTCGCGCACTCCCGGCAGGTTTTCAGCCCTTCCCGCGCCTTGTGCTTGCCGCATTGGGAGCAGTAGCCCGGGAGGAGATTTTTGATCGCCATGCCATCACCTCCCCGTCGACCCGAGACCGCCCGCGCCCCTCGCCGTCTCCGGCAGGCTGTCCACGATCTCCACGTCCGGGAGCTCGCACCGCTGAACGACGAGCTGTGTGATTTTGTCCCCGCGCCGGATGGTATAATGATAATCCCCGTGATTGATCAGCTTCACCCGGATGCTCCCGGTATAGCCCGCGTCGACGGTACCGTCCGATGTAATATCGTGATTGCACATCAGCCCGGACTTCGATTTCAGGAAGCCAACGCACCCGCGCGGGATCGCGACGTGTACGCCCGTATCAATCAGGACGGACGCGTGCGGCTTGATGATGACATCGACGGGGGACCGGATGTCCAGCCCCGCGTCGTCAGCGTGCGCACGGATGGGCGGTAACGCGCCGTGGTCAAGTACGATTTTCATTTTATAACCCCCGCAATATTAAGAATAAACACGAAGAAGAATACAATCGTTGTCAACGCCGAGAGAGCTGCCGCAAAAGTGCAAAACGTCATCAACGTCTCACATAGACTTTCCTCGCGGCTATCTGCCTCTGCATCAATCGCTCGTCTTCTAAGCCTTAATGCGGCGTAAAACAACGCACTCCCAATCGTTAAACACACAATTGTCATAATAAGCCATTTCATTTCTTCTTCATCCTTTCCCATTCTTTCATGCTGACATTTTTTACCTCAACGATATTGTTTTCTTCCGGTTCGGCCTTCAGCCATTGCGTCAGCGCATCCTGACACTTCCGGCACAGGTCAACCGGCACCGCCCCGACCGGCTCGATGTTCATTTTCACGACCGAGTACGTCGGAAATGTCATCGCTTGCCACGGAAACTCGCGGATTTCCGCTCCGCAACGGTCACAGATTTTTGTTGTCATCATCTTCTCCTTTCGGCAGTTCATCGTCCATCTTCGCGCCGCACTCAGGGCATAGCTTTCTTGCAATCACTTCTTCGCTTCCGCACTCAGAACATTTATGCTGTGCAATTCCCATTTGCGCCCATAATGGATTGCTTCTGTTTATCGGAATCCATCGTCCATGTTTCACCCGCTCCACGTCAGCGGCGGGGATTGACATGAATTTTTGTTTCACCGGACACGTTGTGTCTTCAAACTCGTCTATTGTTTCACAGCAATAGCAATCTGAACAAGCGGCGTTTAACGCATTACGCCGCGTGATGTAATCGTTAGGCATTGTATTCTCCTTTCTGTGACTTCGGGTTCGGCGGTTCGGAGAGCATCTTCGCACCGCAGTTCGGGCAATATTGATAAGTATTCGTATCTCCCGGAACAGTATCAAAGCATTCCCAACCGCACAAAGAACACTCAAACAATGTCGGATAATCCCATTTCACGTTATATCCATATCTCACAGGCTCCACGTCGGCGGCGTCCACTTCCTCTTCGATGATTTTGTAAGCGTCGTACAAGCCATCGGCCCATGTGTTTTCGGCAATCGTCCTTGCTCCCTCCAGCTCTTCTATCGTGTCGTATATCGACACTCCCAGAATTGCTTTCAGCGCATCGCTCCGCTTTATGCAATCGTCAGTCGGCTCGGGAATGCCGGAATCCTCGTCTTCGAAATCCTCTTCTGTATCTTCGGATTGAGCAATATACGCTTCGGATAATACGTGCAGATTTTCCGTTATTGTTGTTAGAGCGTCATCTAAATACTTGAATACTACCGATAAGGCTTCCGATAAGGCTCTCATTCCCTTCACGACCTCGTCGGCATCAAAATCATCCATTGTCTTCTCCTTCCCACGGCGTGTCCCGCATCTGCTCCGGCGTCGGGCGGGAAGTCCAACACCGCCATTTCACATTGTCTGAAGGCGCGTTATGCATACAATGAGCGTTCACCCCGAAGATCATAATATAAACCTCGTTGCCAGCTGTCGGAACCCCATATCCGTTCCAGTTCTCATCATCGGCATATTCGACCCAAACCGGAACGCCAATGTTATCCTTAATTTCCTCGAATGTCATCACCCTCGCCTCCTGCTCCTTCAGCAGGGCGAGAGCATCAGCCACCAGTTTGTTTTGACAAGGTGAAATTCTTTGATATGGACACCCTGTACAGTCTATTCCGGCGCATCGTTCCAGCCCCCGGATCACCTTTTCTCGGTCAGGCATCCCCGTCACCTCCCTCAATATCATGAATCAATTTGAAAAATATGTAAAACTGCTGCGGCACAACGGCATTCCCGAGAGCCTTTATTCGGTCCACCCGGTGGGATACCCCATCAGCCACTCGACCCACTCCGGGTTCATCTGGCCAATTCTCCCACGCGGAGTGACTTCCAGGAACGACCTCAGACGTCCGTCGTATCCCCGGCCCTTGTTCTCTCTCTCTCTCTCTCTCTCTCTCTCTACATGAACAGTCCGTGAATCCGGTGTCCAGTACCGCGTCGAGCATCCGCCCCGGTGATCCGCTGCCGTCGGCGTCGGAATCATCTTCGTGAACTGCGCTTCGTAGCCCATCAGCCATTCCAGAAGCTCCGGATTCGTCTTCCCGCCGTTGCCCTTTGACAGCTCCCGGCGTTCGTCCTCCGTGATCAGGCCGCGCTCCGCCATCCGGTTCAGCGTTTTGAAATTCCCCGTCCCGCCGCAGAGAGCCGCGCCCGTTGACGGCGTAGGCCAGAATGCACACCCGGTCTCTTCTGTGCGGGGCATCGACGGCGCAAGCCGGAATAATAAACGCCTGCCCGGTGTAGCCTTCACCTTCCAGATCAGAAAGCACCTTGTCGAGTGCCAGATTGACGATTCCAGGCACATTCTCACCAACGACCCAAGCGGGTTGCAGTTCGTGAATAACGCGGAGCATTTCTGGCCAGAGGTAACGGTCATCTTCCGCGCCTCCGCGCTTCCCGGCGACGGAAAACGGCTGGCAGGGGAATCCTCCGGAAATAACGTCAACTGTCTCAAGTCCTGTTTTTTCATAAAAACTTCCTTTCGTTAGCGTCCGGATATCCCGCCATCTCGGTACGTCTGGCCAGTGCTTTTCAAGGATCCGCGTCGGATAGTCAGCCCATTCGCATTGTCCTACCGTTACGAACCCGGCGGCTTCCGCCGCAAGATCGAGCCCGCCGATACCGGAGAACAGAGACAGATGCGTCAATCTGTCCACCTCCTCGGAACGGAGAAGTAAACTCCGTCGATCTTATACGCGGGCACCGCCCAGTCGTGATAGTACCACAGCCGGAAATACGGCGCGCACCACTCCGGCCCGTTCGTGAAGCGTTCCTCGCACAGCGCGCGGATGACGGCGAGGCCCTCGGCGTCATACTCCCAATCCCATACGTAGGCATACGGGCTATACACGTAGTACCCCGGCGCGTACTGCGCGGAGAGGAGTTCCCCGAGCGTGTCGCCGTACTCGCCCAGCTCCCACAGCCGGAGAATGGAATCCGCTCCGGCCTCGGTGCATTCCGGGGAAGTCCCCCAGAATTCGAGGTACACGATCCTCGCATACAGATCAAGCTCCCATTCCTCGGCAAGCCTGCCGTTCCACCCGACGCGGGAGGTGTTAAGATTCCAGTCCGGCGTGCAAATATCCCGCACGGGCGCGGTCTCGGTGACGTACCCAACGCCCTCAGCCGGAGCCTCCGGCGCGCCGAAGAATTCCTCGTGATCGATCACCGCGACCGCCCCGGAGCCGTTGACGACGATCTCCGCCGTCTGCTCCGCGCGTGTCCGTTTGATGTTGTCCGCAAGCGTGACGGCGAACAACGCAGCCGCCGCGCCGAATGCCAACAGGCCGAGGACGCACCAGAGGACGACCCGTCCTGCTTCGTGTGCCCGCTTGTTGTACTGATTGCTTTTCATGATGTTTTCTTCCTTTCGCTTGTTGTTGTTATGCCTCCAACGCCGCGAGGACGTTGTTTCGCGCCGAATTGAAATCCGCTTCGTTCAGCGGTCGGTATTCGCCGCCGTCAAGCGGTTTATAAAGCCTCATGATTGCCTCGCGCAATGCGGGCGACATGGATTCGCGATACTCCTGTGCCCTCTTCACTGCCGGGAACTGTTTCAAGAACTGCCCGTGAACGACCGAGTCCACGACCTCCGTGTCCATCACGGCGTGATCTCTCAGCCATGACGGTGACCCGCAATAGCGTTTCAACGGCTCCGGGAGCGCGTCAAACTCCCGTTGCGCGCCCCATGTGCCGTTAGCCAGCGCGCGCCGAAGGATGATCCAATACTCCTCGTCAGTCGGTTCACCCGTCGCTGCTCTCGTTAGCTCCGCGATCTTTTCGTTCACGTCCGCGATCTCGGGCGGGAATCCCGTGTGCGTTTTGATCAGGTTCTTCACGGCCTCGGTGACGATCACGGCGTCCTCGTCGGCAAACATCGTCGACCAGAGCGCGACCAGATCGGTGAAGTCGCCCGGCTTGTATTTGGAGTAGAACCCCGGATAGCTCAGCCGAAGCGTCTTGATAATCAAAGCGGTCTCTTCTCGCGTCATGTTATGCCTCCCCCGCGATCACCTTGTCCAGATATGCAAGCATCGGATCGCGGTCAAGTTCTGCCGCCTGCGTCTGTCTCTCCGCGTCCCGCCGCGCCCAATTTCGGACCGTCGCTTTCCAGTCCTTCATGCTCTGACTGCCGATCTTCCACCCGCGCGCTTCATAGTAGTCCACGAACGCCTCCGGGTTGATTGTGCCGTAGCCGCATTCGGCGCAGTATGCCGCGACCTCATCCACCGTCGGAGGAGAGAATCGCTTCGCCTTCGCGCGTGTCGGCTTCGCGTCGTCAGACGCGCTATATATATTCGCTTTTGCTATTGCTTTTTCTTTTGCTTTTGCTTTTTCTTTTTCTTTTGCTTTACTATCAATAGTATTCATTTCTATACTAATGTATTCTTTTGTATCGTTTGAATCATTATCACGTTTGCCCCATCGCTTATTGATGGCCTCCCTGCGACGTTCGCAGACGGTTTCATAATGATCCTTTGCCCGGTCAATGTCCTCTTTGATAAACGCGAAGCCCATCATTTCGAGAGCATCCAAATCCGGGACGGTGCCTTTCTCGGTGTATTCAATAGCCGCCCGCATAACGCGCCCGAACTGCTCATCCGTCAGCCCGGACAGCGTTCGCGCATAACTGAAATACGCCGGAAAGTATGCCATGTTACCCATCAAATCACCTCTTCAAATGCGGTGAAATCAACTTCCATGCGTCCTCGACGTCGTAGACGACACCCGCGACGCACCCTTCGGCGCGCTTCTCGCGCAGGAACGCGATCTGCTCCGCGCTTGCGCGGTTCGGGTAGATTTTCGCCTCGAGGAATACCGGGAGCGCTTCGCCGCTCTCCGTCAGCTGGCGGGGGATCACGCCGAAGAGGTCGCTAAACCCCTTCGGCATCCCTCGGATAATATGACTTCCGTCAATGGATCGAAATGTTCCTGCGTTCGCTCTGTAAAGGTGTACCGTAGGCCACAGCCGCTTGATTAGTTCGCTAATCAGCGTCGATTCGCGCATTATCGTTCCTCCTGTTATCCCGCGTCTTTTTCCTCAATCGCCGCCTGCAAAAGCTGGATCGGCGGGTTGAGCATTTCGATGACTTCCTTCAGCGCGGAATATTTGTTTTGCATCCAGCGGAGTTCTTTCAAACAGTCTTGCATGAGCCGCGCTTTCATGTCCGCGCTGGACGCAATAACGGTTACGCTTTCGTAAGTCCCGCGCCGTTCGTCGTCGGTGTCGTGCGTCGGGAAGAACGCCCGGGAAATAACGCGCTCCGTCTTCTGCTGTGCCGCCTCCGGGGCCTTCTCGTGAACGATTACGATGCTTCGGATAATGTGTCCTGCCTGTCGGAGCCTATACGCCTCGGCGGCGACCGTGTCGTCCCACTCGAACTCACCGTGCAGGACGGAGCCTTCCGGCCTGCTTGCGTCGAGAAGGGACTGAGGCGACAGCCCCTTCTTCTCGCGGAGGTTGTTCATAACCTCCATTGCCTTGTCTGCGTCCGCATGAATCTGCGAACCGGGTTTCCATTCAATCCGTTCATTAAATTTTCTAATGTCCATATAGACCTCCTGTTTTGTTTTTTGTTAGCCTGCCGCATCTCGCCAGACAAAGCCTCGCCGCATCTCGCCGCGCCTTGCCGCGCCTTGCCTGCCATACCGCGCCGCGCCTCGACTCACTACGCCTTGCACTACCATTCATAGCCTTGCCTTGCCATGCCTGCCGAGCCAAAACCCACCTTGCCGGACCAGAACCCGACTTGCCATGCCTGCCAAACCTTGCCACATCTCACCAGTCCCGAACGCTCCCAGCCTCACCTCGCCATGCCTGCCA